TTAAGAATGTATTCATCAGCATCCACGATAGTCACAATTTGACTGCGCGAAGTCCGGTATTTGGATTCCGTCCGATACCAAAGGTCTTGAATGATGAAATTAGCCTCCGTTTTAGACGCTTCTAAATGAGCGGCGTCATCCGGAAGGCCGGCCATCCTCAAACCCTGTCTGCAAATAAGACCAAAAATCATTTGTCCCTTAAGATGCGGGGCGAGAGCCGAAGCCCCCGCCCCGATCCGTTAAACGATGGTAATGTACGCTTTCTTAGTCGCCCTGCCGGGAGTTCCAGCCGCCGTGGCCTGAGATTCCAAAGCAAAACCGAGCTGAGTTTGCGTAGTTGAAGTTGTGGTGGTTGAGTCACCCGAAACACCGACAAACAACGCATCACCAGAGGAAATCGTTGTATTGGTGTTCACAGCAACGTCCCCGCGACCACGGACAAGAACTAAAGCCGTAGCACCCGAAGCAATGCTGTTTTGAGCAACGCCAGCCACCCTAACGCCCTGTGCAGAAGCCGTCGAAACCTTCACCCAAAACGCGCCATACGTCGAAGAAACCTGCGCATTGGCTACGTCGTAGACAAGCACAGTTCCAGCCGACACAAGCGTTGTTTCGTTAGAAGCAACGGTGACAGAGGTATAGCAATCGTCAGCGGGACCCTGAGAGTTACGGGAAGGAGCGCAATTAAGAGCGAATGCGCTATGCCCCATAACCGTAAGGAGGACCGCCAACAGAAAAGCAAATTTATACTTTTTCATTGTCATCCTCCTTTCTTAGAATCCGCCGCCGGTGTAGACGCCCAAAAACTTCGGACCACTAACGCAAAACTGGCCCATGATGAGCATCTTGGCAACTTCTTCAAAAACGTTGTACGGCTCAATGAAATCACCCATTTTAAAGTTCGCTTCTTTCAGAACTTTAAACTTGATGTATTCCGTGTTGAGCGCGTAAAAATGACCCGAACGGATGTTGTCACCCCAAACAACCTCGCAGTTACCCATGTAGCTCAAAGCCGTATAGCCGACCTTCTGGCCCTTACCGCCCGCATCCTGGGTGTACCGCTCGTTTGCCTGCAAACTGATCTGAAACGCATCCCACATAGTGCGCGTCATCACGATCAAATTGGCGTGCTTAGATCCGACACTCGTTCCGTTATAAACAGACTGAACGACAATACGGCCGGCATTGTTGGTATTCCACGCCGTTGCAGAAGCGATAGCCGTGGTATTAACCAAGCTACGAGCCTTTGCATACGTCGCCTTGCTGACGCCCGTACCGGGAATGTCCTGCGTCGCCGTGTCCGGAATCAAATCCTGCAATCCCAACCAGCCAAACTGAGTTCCATTGACACTTTCGCTGGAAACGCCGCCGACCAAGTTAGAACCGCAAAGATAGACGTCCAGACCGTTGTAAGCAGATTCCTTAGTCTGTTCGACTTTCGATTTCAAAAGACTCACAGCCCGAGCTTCCCCGCTGTTCATAGCGAGGTCGTCGGTGTAAATATGCGTCGTCGCATAAAAACGCGCCGGCGAATATTCAAAGGCGTCAATGCCTTCTTGTTCGTCCGTTAATACAGGTTGCCCCCTGCGGAAACCGCCGACCGCCTGAGAATCGCCAACAATCGCGGGTTCATTAAAATCCCTACCGCCATCTTCCACTTCAAGGAGCGATCCCTTTTCCTTAATCTGATACAGAATCGCGTTGTTCTGGATGATGCTGGACTTAATGTTGTCCGCAATTTTCTCTTTGGTCACGGCCCACAGAGCGCGTAATGTTCCATCACTCGGTTTTGCCATTTTTTAACCTATTGAGCTAATTGCTCTTGTCCTTCTTGAAAAATCTCGTCAAGCGATTGCGCGACAGGTTTGGCGCCAGAGGGAATGCGAGAGGCCGGTTTAACCGGCGTTTGACTAGAACGCTTTTTGGTTTCGGTAAAAACCTTCTTGATTGCCAGTTTTTCAGTTTTTCCCAACTGCGCCAATGCAAGACGGTGCATCTCATCAAGCGTGATGTTTTCGCCAGCGGCATGAGCCATTTTTGAGACTCGGGCCATAGCGGCAAACTCATCGGGTTCAATCTTGATCCCGGCTTTCTCTTTTTCAGAGAGCCAGGTATCGATTTGGGCTTTCGCTTCCGAGGCTTCGCGTTCAGCATTCTTTGCTTCCCGTTCCGCTTCCTTGCGTTCTTGCTCCTGGCGATACTGGTCAAACTCTCGTTTAACTCCGATCACCTGGGAATCAGCCCGATAATCAACCGCGCTTCCGTCTTTGTTGGCTAAAGGCCCAACAGGACTTTTACCTTGCGAAATCAAAGAAACGTCGTGGTAAAAGGCTTGAATCTTTCCAGCTAAAGCATCAGACCCGTGTTGAAAGACCGTCCAAGCGTTTTGAAACACCTGTAAATCTTCCTTCGTCGGTTTCGTTTTGCCCCATCCGGTCGAATCAAGTTGCTTTTCTTCCTCGAATTTCTTGCGTTCTTCTTCAAACTTCTTGCGTTCCTGCGCTACCTGTTGCGTTTTCCGGATATAGTCCTCGTAAACCATTGCGCTTTTTTTCAAAAAAGGATTCCGCTCTAAAAAATCACGGTATTCCTTTTCATTCTTAAAAACCGCCTTTTGGCCTTCGGTGACGACGATCTCTCCGTAGGGAGTCTCAATAGCGGCCTTATCATCAGCCTTCTTGGGTTGCTCCTGGGTCTGACCTTCTTCCGTTTGGCTAGAATCTTCAGGACTGCCAGCCTTGTCCGTGAGTGCTTTAGAGAAAATGTCGGAAACTGATTCCGGAGATTCGACAGTCTCCTGAACCGCTGTTTCCGGCATTTCCACTTCCGCTTGCTCGGTTACTTCATCCATATTCACTCCTTGGTTGAGTCCCTTGCGGGTTGCTCATGAAACAAAAAAGGCCAATCCGGGGATTTTTAGTCCCTGAATTGGCCTGTTGACTTAAAAGTGTTGAGGCGTTTAGATTTTAATTAGTGCGCTTTTTCAATAATGCCTGCCAAACCTTTTCTTCTAAATTAAGAGCATAAATCAAGCTCATAATGCTTCTGAAAGCATCATCACGCATTCTTTTTGGGCCTGCCGCGCTTAACTGGTTCGTCTGTCGGTTCTTCTTTCACTTCTTCTACCATTTCTCTATTAGCTGGTGAAATCCGAGCCTCCAATGCTTTCACTTTTTCCAAAAGAGATAGCAATACATCCCGAATTGCTTTGATTTCACGATTTCCAAGCATTAGCCCGGAATCAAATCGGTTGGTTGGCCCTGTCAAAATCTCCGTATCCATTAAATTTCCCCCAAATTGTGAATTTTCCTTCGACCCTCTTCAAGGATCGGCGTTAAGGTATCTCTTTTTTCTTTTCTAAAGACTTCGTTCGGTTTAGCGTCACCGATTGGAACAAGCCCCATTCTCTTAGCTTTCTTTTCAGCGTCCCGAGTTCCTGCGGTCATGCATCCGAGGCCATGATTGTAAAATTCCGTCATGTTCGGAACAAAAAAAGACTCGTTCGGATTGTGATTGTTACAACTATTGCAATCGCCCGTTGGTTTTGCGTCCCGGATTGTCACCTTTCCATGCTCACAAATCTTATAAACGGTCATTTCTGAGCCTCGGCCATCTGAGAAGCGCCCATCGCCATATCCGAGCCAGCATTACTAGGCTTTTGACCTTGGGCTTGCTGCATCATCCCCTGAAGGTCTTTCATCATGAGGACAAGAGGACTATCCGGACCACCGATATTTGGAACGGTTTGGCTCATCTTCGCCATAAGGTCATGATCTCCGAAAATCTGCATGAGCCTTTGAATTGCACCCTGATAATCACTCCCCAAATCTTCAATGTTCATGGGAATCTGTTTAAAAACGAGGTCCGTTACCTGCTGGTCAACGTTTCTAACGGGAACGTCTATTAGATATTCGTCTGGGTTTCTCACATCAACGTTTTGGAGCATATCCATCATGGCCCGCTCGCCATTGATTCGCTTCTTGCCACCAAGTAACGGAACCATTCCCTGCAAACTCACGATGGTTTCCTGAATCTGCTTACGCTTCAAAGCCTTATTCGGAGCAAGGAACGTTTCTAAAGAAATATCCGCGTTAAATTCACCCTCAAAATCATTCCGTCCTTCCGAAACAACCACATCACGGCTTTCTTCTTCGCCAGTTTCCCCATTTTGAACCGTAATGCTTTTAGCGCCTCGGTAATTCCTCTGTTTAAGACGCGCCCAATCCCCAAAGAATCCAATGAGAAAATCACGGAACTTATCAACCTTATATCCTTGGTCGGAATTATCCTGGCTCTGTATGGCCTCTGCTTCGGTGGCCGTCTTTTTCTGCTCTTGAACGGCAACCTGAGCAAATGAAGGCTTGCGCGAAAGCTCGTCAAATACCCGCTTACAAAGCTCAAACATTGCTGCATGATCTGCGCTTAAAGGCTGGTCAATCAAGGGCATCACAAGAGACTGAATGTTCAATCCCGGCGGCAAATTGTGAAGGGAAATAATCTCAAGATCCTCACTCGAAAGGAATTTCTCGATATTCTCCTTCTTCATGCCGTCTTTTCCGCCCTTAACCAAAGTCCGGGTCTTGGAGCGTTTAAGATGCTTGGTCATTTTCTGCATCAGATAATCAATAATGCAGAGAATCGAATCCAAGACCCACGCCTCAGAAGGCGGAACAAATCCTTCACACGAATCATTTAAAGCAAGAATATGTATCGGGTAGCCCTTTCCATCCGGGCCATTCCCCTTGTCCCAATCTTCATAAGCCAAAGGCTCTTTAATAGCCGCATCATCCGAAAGAACGATTCTCTTAAGCGGGCCGCCATCATCACCTTTAATCCAGCCGTAATAATTCTTGGCATAAAGAAGATCGTCGTTCATTTCGATACCATCGGATTTCATCTGCTCTTTATCAAAATCCGAAAGTTCTAGATATGGCTTGCCCTTAATCTTCGCAACAACAGCTTGATCCAGGGTCGGGTCGCTTTTAAGGCATTCAATGGACACGATGTCAATAAAACCGAGGTATGGACTTTCCTGGTAATTAAAAATCCGCTGGAAAGGAGGATAAATCAGATTTTCAGGCTGAATCTTTACCGGCCGCACTTTATTGGCAACCTCGATCTGCTTAAACTGATCGGGGAAACCTTCGCCTAAAGGCTCATCACTATCAGCGGTCCGGTAATCGTAATCAATGTAAAAAGCCCCAATACCTGCCAATTGCTCGTCGACCATTGCAGCCCGGATCATGGCTTTTAAACTTTGATTGTCCTTGATGTCATCATTGGTGTCCTGCTCCAAATTCTCGATGTTCTTGCACTGGACAGTATCTTTCGTATTGCGGCAGGTCAAATCAATCTGAGGGTTCTTTGCGTAGGTGGCCCCATTGAAATCCTCAATGGCCTTTTTCAGAAAATTAAACGTCTGGTGGCTATAACCTTTCTTCTTGTCCTTCTCAAAGCCAAAATTCTCAGAGTTATAGCGTTTCTTCGCGGCCTTGTACTTTTCAGAGACTTTCTGACGGTGAAACTTGTTAGCCGTCTTGAACCTGTTGCGCCAAAGAAGCACTTGTTTGGAATCAAGCGCGTCCTTTTTTAAAGGCACGACGTTTTCTTCTGTCTCTGTCATTACGGGTTCGTCAGGCACTAAAATCTCTTTTCAGGTGTTAAAATCCGGGGCAGTTCTTTTTCTTCGACTTTCTTCCCACAGATCGTTTTAATAATCTCAGTTCCAACGGCCAACATACCTAAAGCAGTTACAACGTTCTTAGTTGTCATAGCCACTTGGACCTCATCCTCTTCCGTAAGCGTCACAAGAATTTCAACCTTATTCTTCTTCGCCATTTATTTCCCTTTGCCTTTGGGCTTGTCTTTGCTCAAGCCATTCAAATTCTTCCATAGAACCAGAAACAAACTTTTCCCTAGAATCAACTTCTGTTTCTGGCCTGCTCATAATCAAATACCTGAGTGCGTCGCAAGCATGATCATTCTTCTTTACCGGCGCATCAGGTTCGTTTTTTTCTATTCCTGGCTTTAATTTTTGCCACTTATAATTTTCAATCTCTTGGATTAAATTAATGCAGTTCTTAAAGATAAAAAGACGGCCGGTCTTGAAGTATTCGTTTACCCTATTAATGCCAGCCAAAACAGAATTGTTTGCCGGCCTAAAACTTAATCCGCAATCGCTATACTCATCCCAAACCGAATAAAGTTGCCCGTTCTTAGAGTTCGTCTTTGCCATGCAGGCCGGATCAAAGAGCCAATCCTTAACCGATTCGTTGTTCCTGGATTTAATTTGCTCCGCATGATAAGAAATAATCTTTCCGGCCTCGTAATGCTCATCTGTGATGTAAACCTTCCCATCAAAATCAACGAAACCCCACAAAACAGCGGTTGGATTCGTAACGCCATGGTCTAGGGCGATCACTCCTTCCCATTCCTTAGGAACATCAAACGGCGGGATAACATATTCGATCTTAAATTCATCCCAAACCTGGCCCTCCATATCAGCGTCAGATCCATAAAGATGCCTCTCTTGGAGTTTCTTGGGTAATTTCATCAGCCCAGGAATGTAATCGGGCGGCAAATTCTGCTGATTGTCGAATGTATTTGTCCGAATCAGCCTGCCAATTCCCTGCTTATCAAAGAGCCGGTAAATCCAATTTCTTCCGTCGTAATTACATTCAAGCCTTAACTGCCTTGTCCCTTGTTTTCTTCTTAACCGCCCCTTAAGGAACCAAAAGGTTTCTTCAGCTTCTTCCTCGGCTTGGACCATCAGAGCCCCGCCAAGATTACTGTTTTTCAAGCTATTCAGATCGTTACCATGCCGAAACATCAGGGTTGAACCGTTGGGATATCTAACGTCACCGCTAACAATGGGCCTTCCGATCTCCGAGGCCCAATCCTTCATGGTGCTGTCCCTAAGGTCTACCCATTCCTTCCTTGTAACAAGGTATAGGTTTCCCGGATTTTCCTGACACTCTCGGTCAGCTGCGATAAGACCCGCCAGACTCTTGCCGCATCCCCACGTTCCCTTAATGCAGACAAATTCTTCTTTCGCGAAAATAAAATCATCTTGCTTCCTGTTCAGCCGAATCGGAGGAAGCTCTAAAGACGATTCTGACTGGTCCACCACCCTGTCCACCAAGCTCAACATCCTTCGGAAGGATCTGAACAATCATCTTGTAAAATTCCTTCCTGTTTCTGTCAGATGAAGCTACCCATTTCACCAAGCCAGGCAGCCCACCCGATTTATCAAAT